ATCCAGCGCCTGAAGAGGCATAATAATCAACCCCGTCCGCTTCATTGGGCGGTACGGGGGACTGATTATTAGTGGGGTCATTATCCCCCTCAATTGAAAAACCAAATAATCTAGATGCCATTATTCCAGTAGAGCAGTAGTCTTCTTACTGCTCTATTTAGGCAATAAAATCAGGCGATGATTTGACCTGCCTCATCACCACCATCACCAGCGGACCAATACTGGACTTGGAATTCAACGGTGAATTCTTCAATGGTGTCGCCAGTGTCGTATGACAGATCAATCTGTGATACGTTTGTTGGGAAGATATCGTAGAAGCGATATGATCTCAGATATGGTGAAGGGATATTACCACCTGCGTTTGCGGCGTCAGATGAGTCACTGGTTGTTGAGAATCTACCAGCGTTATAACCACGACCTAACTGACGGACATATGCGTCTGCCATATATGATGTTGGATTAGTAGCACCAGAAGCGTTGTCAAGCTTACTGATTGCGTTCATCCAACCTTCAAACTGAGATCTCAGCAAGAAGTCTTCATCATTGATGATGGTTACGGTCCAGGTATCAAAGGTACGGTCTCCCGCAACTTTGAGGGTTCTTCCTCTAAAAGGTACATCGATAGGAGCGATGTTTGATGCAGGTAGTGCTGCAGACTTACACATGAAACGGAATGTTTCTTGTTCAGTTGCTCCCCATTGTGCGCTGTTCTCAGAGTTAAGAGCAGCAGCAGGGAATGCCGGGAAGTCTACTTCAAACAGGTTAGGGCGAGCGCCGCCCCCCTGAAGTCTAGACTTAAAGTTTGAGATAGTTCTTAATGCCATTTTGAGTTCCTCTTGGTGATTTTATTATATGTATTAAGATCAGACGCGACCTGCGACTTCTTGGAAACTAATTCCAGTTCTAGTAGCAACAAATGTCAATTCGACATAGTTGATAGACTTGGATGGTTTCAGGAAGATGTCAGCTCTAAACTCATTGTTGTCAATGATGTCGGGAGTGTTGTTTGATTCGTCACAAATTACCCGGAAGTCAATAAGTCCTCTCTTAGATTGGATATCACGAAGGAATGGTTCAGTGATGTTCACGAAGTTTGCTCTCGTGATCTCATCATTGAATTCAAAAAGTTGAGCATCTGCTGCTCTCTTCAGGGAATCCTCAATGTAGAGGAAGAGTCTGCGGACGTTGATTCTATCAAACGCGGATGCATATGCTAGACCAGTCTTATCACCAAAGAGCACAACACCTGTTCCAGGTTGGTTGATGACAGGGTTGATTCTGTTTTGATACAGGAGATCACGCTCTGCCTTGGTTGGGTTGTATGCCAACTTAATAGAGTTCAGTAGTATACCACGTTGGAGTCCAGCAGGTGAGAACCAAGGGAATGAATCTCTGGTTGTTCTTGCCATCAGACCTGCAATATCAGCGTTACCTGGGATGTAACGGAAGACATCGTTAAAGCGGTCATAGACATACTTGTATGCGGAGTCAAATACAACATAAGATGAGGAGGAGATTGGCGAGAAGAAGTCAATGACGTTCGCCGTCTGTGTTGCCGAGTTGCTGATGTTAACAACGTCAGTTCTTTCAGGTGAGACAACACCAACACAATCTTGTCTGGTTTCGCAGATAGTGATGATCTTGTTTGCTTTTGCCTGTGATGCTTCCTTAGATCCGAGTCCAGGACCCATGATCAAGAAGTCAATGTCAGTCTCAGAGTCATCAAGGAACTTGTTGTATGCTGCAGTTGTATCTCCGAGGTCAACTGTAAATGCGCCACTTGCTGATTGATCTTCGCCACCGTCGTAGTTCTTACCACCAAGCAGGGTGTAAGTTACATTACCGAGTGAGGCATAAGTAACGCCTTGTGCGTTCTGTCCCCACAGACCTTGACCAGTTGTAAGAGCAGTAAATCCAGAGGAGAATCCAGTTGCGGTTGGAGTGGTGCCATGGAAAGCATCCGCTGCCTGTGACGCATTGTATCCAGCAAAGAGATATGCTGAGTTGTTAGCAAGGTAGTTCTTGTAGAAGATTCTCTGAGGAGAGTTGACGCTTGATACTGCGTCCTTCGCCTTAGACAGGAAGAGGTGCTTCTCAAGGAGAGTTGCCTGGTTACCTGTGATTGTTCCGTCGTCATCAACAACAACAACGTGCAGAGCATCGCCTTTACCACTTCTATTAAGTGAGTATGCGTTGGTTACAGGTCTTGGTGCGAGAGTCTTCCAGAAGAGTGTAGAGTTATCAAGTCCAAGAGTTTGCTGCTCGTACCAGTCAAGTACAGAAACAACAGATGATGCAGGAACGTCAGCACTGATGTGTGAGACTGTAGCAGCAGTACCAGCAACGATTGCTGCGTCAATTGTGCTAGCAGCGCCGATTGTAACTGAGGTAGCGCCGACAGATACGATTGAAACACCAGCAGCGAAGGTTGTTCCAGCACCGGTAATGGTCAGAGTGTCACCAGCAGCAACATCAGCAACAGAGTTGAGCAGGATTGTTGTAGCACCTGCAAGTGCTCCAGGAGCAGTGATTGCGGTAGTCAGGTCAGTCTTTGCTTCAGTTGTTGCAGTACCAGCAGCAGTGATGAACTTAACAGTCTGTCCAGCAAGGACGGAAGTTGTTGAGTTGCCCTTAGCATATGCAAATGAAGTCTCTGTACCTGCGGTAGAGACTCTTGACGTTACCTTAACGTCAACGGTTGATGCGCCAGTTGAGTCTGTAGTAAACCCAACAACGATACCCTTGAGGTAACCATCGAAGGTTGATACTGTGCCAGATCCTGCCAAGCTGCTGGAGATTCCTACAGAGAATCCAAGACCAACTTGTACGCCAAGTCTTCCAAGATTGGTTGTAGTAATACCGATTGTCTGGTCAGCAAAGTCGTCAATCTGACAAACTTTAACATTGTTCAACCAGGAACCTGGGTTCTTACCAGCATAAACAAAGTTGTTTGCTGAAGCATATGATTCATTATAGTCATCAAGGTTCTTGATAAGCAGTGAGGATGTTGATGCAATACCAACACCAGCGTTTGCATTCTTCAGTGAGGAACCGCTCATACGAACGATTCTCATTACACCGCCGTATGCGAGATAAGATGATGCACTCATCCAATACTCAAAGTGATTATCTGCAGACGATGGTTCGCCAAAAACTTGCAACAGTCTTGCTTCGTCTTCGATAAAGACTGGTTCCTCTACAGGTCCCTGTGCAAATGGAGCAGCGAAACCACCGGTCGATGGGTTCACATTATCAGCTCTTCCTACTGTTAAATCAACTTCTCTGATCCTTACACCAGGAGATAATTGTGGAGTCGCCATGTGTTGTTTCTCCGTGTCCTAAAAATTAACTAAAACTATTTATTGTTTAGAATCTTTAGAACGGGGAAACCATGCATGAACCCTCCTACCAATCAGGATACTCCCACTCCGATCTCTTTGTTTTTTTCTTCTTAGTTTTCTTGACTCTATTTATTGTACACTCTTTGCACTCATACGAATAAGAGGATGCTAACTCATATTTATTTTTACGTGTCTTATAAAAACCATCAATCAGGTCCTTAGTAGTACCACAAGTTCTGCACTTCCTCTCAGTAAGAAATAAATGATTTACCCCATACTGTTCGTCAAGTTCCATCAATTATACTCCCACATATGTGTCAGGTCCCCATACTCACCAACTGATGCTTTAGACCAACGGTCACCATCAGCATCAACAAAACTATTATCTTCTAAACCATCAGATATAAAACCAAACGGTGCCATATCCTGTTCTATTTGATTCTTTTGCTCATCATAGATTCTCTTACGAACATCTTGGTCAGTCAGTTCTTTAAAATAGTCTTGTGCTACCAACCAAGAATAGATAACCAAACACATTGCCAAGTCATCATTACATCCTTCCTCTGCTTGAAATGAGTTATTCTTTTGAATGAATGTTGTCAACTCAGCAATAATATCATAATCATGTAGGATTAATTTATCCTCCTCAAGTATTGCCTTGAGGTTAAGTGCTCCAACCTTCTTGACTGTTTTGGACATTTTGACACCAAGTTGTGTCTTTTTACCAGAGAATCCCTGACCTACAACTTGTCCAGCACGTCCTCTCATTGAGCACATCAAAAGGTTTTGATACTCCAAATCATACTGCATAATAGCAGCAACTTGGTCACCAACATCATTTACTTCACATAAAACAAACGCATTATTATAACCTTTGACAACATCATAGATGATGTTAGGGAACATCATTGGTTTAATTTCGTTATTACGATACTTGGCAACAACCTTATGTGGGAATGTTGTGATATCAAATATAACAAATGCGGAGTAATCATTTCCTACTCCACGCGCAACGTCAACTGTTGCAATATAATCGTGATCAGGTTCTGGTTCTTCGTAGACATCCAGACCTCCACCTTGCGTCAATGGATTATCATATACTAATGATCTTAATTTACTTGGATTGATGAGGGTATTAACAGAACCAAGGAATTCACATTCAAACTCAAC